TTTCCCCCGATACGTCAATCGTGATGGTGGTGCTGCTACCGCCCCCTGTGCCTGCGACGTATGTTTGCGTGGCCATGGCCTAAGCCCCCGTGGGCTTAAAGCGCGTCTGCGGCGGCTGTGGCTGCTGTTTGTGCCGTAACCTGCATGGCGCGGAAGTCGGTGACAACCTTTGCCGCCTTGGCCCCAAGGTCTTGCCACTGCGGATCGTCAGGATTGGCCGCGACCTGCGCGTTGATGAACTGAACGGCAGGCCCCCAATCGCCGACCATTCCGGCCAGCTTCGTGGAATGACGCTGCAAGCCCACGACATCGCGCTTTACGTTGTTAAAATGACCGGTCGCCTCGGCAACGATTGCATCAATGGCGGCTTCGGCGGTCAGGTAATTGTCAGGTGTGAAAGACATTGGTCAGTCCCCTTAATCCAGTGTTACGTCGATGTCACCGACCGGGAAACGCAAGATTTCGGTGTCGTTGATGGTCACGGTAGTGATGCCATCCCACGCCAGCAAATTGCCGGCACTCGCCGCGTCGAAAACACCCGTGGCCACAATGTCGCCGAAGTTGCCGCCGGTAGCTTCGAACTCAACTGCGGCCGTATTGGCGATGGCACCGGAAGCCGCAGCGCCAAAAGTGATAGCCTGACGGGTATAGCCGGAGCCACTGACTTCGGTACCGCCCCCGGCGTCGGTTGGCGCCACGGTAAACAGTGCGAGGTAAACCGTTGTGGGCGGAGTGTACGACGCGTTGCGGAATACGTGGTCGAGTAGTTCGTTTTCGAGGAAGTCACTAAAACTGGACATATGAAGGTTCCTTTATACTTCGATTGAACGATAACGCGTAAGGACGGCCGCCGCACCGCTCGCGGTGTAGGCGTCCTTTGGCTCGCAACCGTCGCCACGGTGCTCGTACATGTACGCGGCCATTTGACGTACAGCCCGTTTAAGTGGCGCGGGAACCTCTGTACTGTCCGCGCCGTATCCGGCCGTGTAGACAATTTCAATAGCGTTGTTTGCGCGCAAAGCTACGGGCCACGTCGCGCCGCGTTGAAGGGTTAGGCGACCTCGGACACGCTGTGTATCGACGTTAAACACGTCTGCGACGGTGACAGTTGTCGGCGTACCGCCCTCGTCGTAGACCGTTACACTGTCCACGCTTACGAGCGGGTAGCGTGGGATGGTTAAGTCGCCGAGTGCGCGCCCCGCGTAAACCTCGCTCATAGCTGTCTGTCGTACACCGTCCCACCAGCGTTCATCAGCGCAAGGCCAGTGATCCAATGTCAGACGCCATACTTGGGTGATAAACGCCAGTCCAGTTGTATCCTCGAGTTCCTGCCGGGCGTCCGCAATAAGGTCGTCCAGCAGGTCATCCTCGTTTGTGTGGGTAATCCGAAGTTGGGCCTTGAGCTCTCGGCGCGTCACAGGCTCTTGTGCGGGACCCGTGACCAGCCGGTTCCCGCGCATCTGGTGCAGTTTCATGGACGCGCGCAAGGGCACCAGCTTACTCCTGATTCAACGACTTGTTTTCCGGGGCGGCGTCCTTGGCCATCTTCATAGTCGCCTTGGCTGTCTTCACAGGACCGGCGATAGCCGGTGCTACCGGGATAGCCACACCGGCCTCGACAAGTGTGTCGGCTGTTGCACCGTACACAGTTTCGCCTTGTTCGTATGTCCCGTAGTGGACAATGAGTTTCGCTTTGGGCATTGGGGTACGTCCTAACTAAATGTGGTCCAGAGGCGGGCTGTACCGCCTCTGGTTTGTTTGCCTCGGTTACGCCGGTACGTTCGAACGCGGCGCCTCTGTGGTGGCCCGTGCAAGGTTACCACGTACGACCATGGCGCTGGCCGCGACGTTGGTTTCACCGCCGACGGTGAAGGTTGCACGCACGTAGCGGGACGTGCCACGGTAACCGAACTGGTATGCCGTATTGGCAGCCAGAGTCGGCTCGGTACCGAGGATGTCCGCGTCGGCCACGTCGGTAAAGGTGGAGTTGTCGTCAGACTCCTCCAAGGTGACAGTCGCGTCGCCTGCTGCGCCAGTGATGGCTCCAACAGTGACCACGACAATGGCGCTGTCTGCGCCACGAAGATCGACGCCCTGACCATCCGTGTCCGCAGTCATAACTGCGGGACGAATGGACTCGTTTGCGTCGAGGTTAGCGTTGATGTCGCGATACATGGGGATCTCCTATTCATCGCAAAGTGGTTGAAGGTGGGCGGCGTAGTAGCCGCCCGCCCATGTTACGCCGAGAAGCGGACGAGCTTCAGCGCGTCAAAGTCTACAACGTCGCCGCCTACACGTTTGGTGGTGTAGAAGATGACATACGGCTTCGCAGTGTACGGGTCGCGCAGGATGCGGATACCAATACGGTCGACGATCTGGTACGCAGAGCGCATGTCGCCAACCGCGATGGACAAGGCGCCCGTGGCGATGTCCGGCATATCCTCGAACGAGGCCTGACCGTACCCGAGTACCGTCGCCGGTTGACCAGCAGCCAGACCCGGTGCCCAAATATACGCACCGTCCGAGTCCTTCAGCTTGCGTACTTCGCCGGTTGTGGCGCGGTTCATGAACCACGTCGCGTTGTTCCGGTACTGCATCTTCAGGCCGTACAGCGCGTCGATGAGTACGTCACCACCGTCCGGGCTGGCCGCGAAGCCACCGTTGACGCCTGTGTCGAACTGTTCGATTGCCCCGAGTTGGAAGGTGCCTGCCGTGGCCCAGTCACCGTAGGTCAGGAACCCGCGAGGCTTGCCCACACCGTCACCGGAGACAAAGGCGGCGTTTTCGACGCGCGACAACTTGTCCGCAATCTTGTTGGCCAGCCATGTTTCCATGTTGACGACGGCGTCGTCCAGCAACTTCTGCGTGGCTTTGGGCGACGCGTACTGCTCGTGAACCGGAATGCGCCACTTCTCAATAGTGGGCGTACCGGTTTCGGGACGCGCGGACGTTTCACCAACCCACCCGGAGTCCGCCTCGTCGACGTCATGCAGACCTTCCAACGCGTCAGAACCGATGGACTGGACCGACGCATACTGGCGTACAGGCGACGTTTCGAACACACGACCGACAATGCGGCCAGAAGTGTCGGCGTCCACCATGTAGCCACCGTCAGTGTCGCTGCCAACGGACAGCGCCTTCAGCTGTTCAGGTGCCAGCATCTTCTCGTCGCCGCGATGACGGATGTAGTTGAAGAACGCGTCTTTGTAGGCGGCGACCGCCTCTTTGCGTTCCTCGAACAGCGCACGGGTCATCTTTTCACCACGAGCTTGCGCCGCACCGGCGGCCCACTCGTAGTGCTTTTCTTCCCGTTCGACGGCCGTTTCACCTTTGGCGTCACCATACATGGCGGCGCGCTTCTGGCGAGCGGCAAAGGCGTCGAGCGTTTCCTGCGTCTTGTCGATGGCTGTATTGATGGCCTTCAGCTCGTCGCGGCGAACAACGTCGTCAAAACCACCCTTGACCTCGGCGAGGTGTTCGTCGTTCTTGGCCTTGAACTCTTCAAAGGCCGACACGTGCTCCTTGTGTACCTTCTTGATGTCACCAACTGCGGCAAGAATGTCGTCGACACCACGTTTAGAGTCCGGGGCGTCGAAGTTCACGCAAGCCATCACACCCATCGTGTGACGCAGCGCTCCAAATTGGATAAACCGTTGCATGTCTGTTTTCCTTATGCACGGATTGCGGTTAGTAGGCGATCCAAGTCGCCCGGTTCCAACTCGGCCTCGCCGTCTCGGCGATCACCCAGTTTTTGCATCGCCGCTTTGTAGCCGTGATTGGCTACTAGCTTGGCGCATGCCGCCGGCACACCCGCGTCACGCAGTATACGCTCGACATCTCCAACACTGTGGAGCCGCTTCACAGCAGTCACCACAGCCTCGGGATTCATGGGGAAGGTCACAAGACTCACTTCCCAGAGTTCCAGTTTGTTGATTCGGCGGACCTTGGCGTCGCCACCTTCGTAGTCCGCGTCTATTGTGCGGTAGCCGATGGACATCGTATCGATGGCCCCCCGGCGCATGAGTTTGTGCAGGTCACCGCCCATCGTTGTTTCCGTGATGACTTCGCCCTTCACGAACAACCCGTGGTCGTCCTCGTACATTTCTTTCCACACGCCGACGACGTGGTTCGGATTATGCTGCCACAGCATTTTCGGCATCCGGCCTGAGTTACTGTAGGCATTCAGGCTGTCGCGAAAAGCGCCGGCTGCGACAATGTCGTTGCCGCGATCCACAGCGCGCGTACTGGCGTAGCCTTCGAAACCCCCGGCGTCGGAGACCTGTTTCAGCTCCAAACCAAAGTCGATATGCTGCAAATCCATTACTGCGCCCTCACGTAAGTTTGACTGCAACGGCAGTTGATGACGTTGCCGGCGGAGCCTTGTGGGTCGCCCGGATACATGAGCCGTTCTTCGACCCCAAATTTACCCGGCACGAGATACGGCTCTTCGAGTGGAACCGTTTGTTCGTCCATGACCCGATGGTTAAACGCGTCAACAATACCGTCACCACCCTCACCAAAGTCCCTTGTTCGACCGTCCTCTACCGAAGCCCATTGCTTCATCAGTGGAATTTGTGCGGCCTGCGCTACCCGTGTACTCGCGTACATCCCGGCACTATGTGTTTCTGTACGGGCAATAACTGCAGAACGTAAAGCGGAAAATGTAGGCAGGCGTTGTCTTATCTGCCGGGCGATTGGGTCCACACCCAGCCCATCCCGCATACCAGCCTCAATAATACGGTTGATCTGGTCCCGTGTCGCATTACTGATTTGGACCACCCGAAGCGCGCCGTATGTCGCAATGAACTGTTCCCAGACCTGCCGGTAAAACGCCTCGTTGTCTTGTTTGGTTTCCAACTGTGGGTATCCGTCCTTAAACTGGTCCACAACCGAAGCGCCCATACGAACAGTGATGTCCGCGTAACCTTCGTTCAGGGCTTCGGCCACCTGTTGGTTAAAGTCCATGGGCAATCGAACACCGGAACCAAGGGTCCAGGATGTAACGGCTTCGCGCATACCGTTAGAGATAATATCCTCAAGACGGTCGGCCATTTTGGCGGCAACCTCGTCCTGCATTTGTGCCCACAAGGCCAGCTGTTCATCGCGGTCCATAGGCTAGGCGCTCCAACAGGGATTTTTCTTCTGCGCTACCGGGGTCCGGCGCGTTGCTTGCGGGCGTAAGCAGGCGGTTCCCTGTTTCACCTTCGTAGCCGTCCAGTTCTTCGAGTGGCGGGTAACCCTTCATTGCGCGGCGTTCGTTGATTGTGAGGTCGGCAGACTTATCTGCCATCTCCCACATATCCTGTCGCTTGTCTGCGATCGCCGGGATACTGTCGAGGTTAGGGCGTATTTCAGCCCCGTCAAACGGCTCCTGAAACCACATGTTGAACTCACGCAGTAGGTAGCCCATTAGCGGGATGACTGTGTCCTCGTAGAAGGCCAGACGCGCCTCTTTGTAGTTCGAATAGGTGTTGTCGCCGGGTATGTTAAGCAACTGCGGCGGCACACCAAAGGCCAGCGAAATGTCACGCGCGCTGCTGAACTTAGTGTCCATAGCCAGCATGTCCTTTGGACCCATCGACATGGCCTTCCAGTCCAGCCCACCTTCCAGCAACATCGGACGCCCGGCATTGCGCGAACCGCTGTAGTCCTCTTCGATTTGGGCCTGTAGGCGCGCAAACTGTTCGTCGCCCAAAACGTTACCCTCCTTCATCACCAACGCGCCACTGGGTTGCGCGGAGTTCTGGAGTAGGGCCTGCATCCACGTCATGGACTCGTTGTGCTGGTCTACGGCAAAGGCGCCGGCCTCAAGAGGTGACATACCGTACCAGTCGTCACACGGGTTAAACATCTTGAGGTGTAGAATGTCGGAGCGTCCTGTCAACGGGTCCACGTCCCACCGAACGGACCGACCGTCTTTGCTAAACAGGTAGGCCGACGGCAAACCTTCACCGCCCGGCACAACGCGCATACGCTCCGGCCTGTGCGTCCATAACTCCTTCGGTCTCCCGTTGATCGTAACGGCCTCTGGATAACTGTTACCAGAAATAAGCAGGTAACTGATGACAGCCCGCAAAAACTCGCCGTTCGACATATACGGATTAGGACGTGACCACAGTTGGGCCAGTGGATGGTCCACGTTTTCGATTAGTTTGTCGTCCCGCCACAGTTCCCACTGTGCGGTCGACACCGCGTCGGCTACCCTGTTGATAGCTTGGTACGCCACGACGTTCTTCTGGTAGCCCTCCTTGGCAAAGGACTCGTAGTTTCGCGGCGTCCACTGCGCGCGACCGGGGTTCATCACCATAATGCGCCCAGCGGCGGAAGCTTTTGTCTTCAGGAAGTCGAATACGCCCATTGTTAGAGCCTCCTTATGCGCGGCCCGGTCCTCGGGCGTATTAGCGGGGCGCAGGCGTAGCGTGCCGCGTCCATCCAGTGGTTTTCCTTGTCCTCGACAACTGGTACAACGTCGCCGGCCTTGTTAGTCTTGTAGCTGTACCGTCTGGCCTCGCGTAGAAACGGTTGCGCGTACCGGGGGTGGACAACAATCTCGTCGAAGGAACGCATCCACGCTATACCGTCTTCCACGGAACCGGACCACTTCTCTGCCGCTGAGTACTTCCCAGACCCATGATTGTTGAGGTAACTGATTGTCTCCGGGCGTGCGTTATCGCAACGCACATGCAGAGTGTCCCAGTTCGGTATGCGCTCCACCATATACTGTTCTGTGTCGTCTATTTCCAAGCCCACGGTTCCGGCGGCATACTCTACGTAAAGCACACGCCCGTTTATCCACAGGCGAACACCGGCAGTTGGGTCGTTTGCGAAACCGAAGTCCAGACCTTGATAAGGACCGTCCCATGTCTTTGGGTCCGGTGTAAATTCGCGGGCCGCCACCCCGTTGAAGGCCACGTTGCCGTCCTTATCCGGTTTACTGGCCTTTAGAATTTGGGCGTCGCTAACAGTGCGGTATGCCCCGCCCCACACCCACGCCGCCTTTTCCGGGTCCCTACGGTACAGGTCCAGCATCTCTTTGTATAGCACGTCGGGCAACCACGGGTTATCTTGCCATGTGGTCTCAACGAGGATGAAGTCCGACACCGGGTTCGGCCCGCGAAACATGGCGTCTACAGGGTCGTCGGGGAACTCCGGGTTCCAGCTAAACAGCAACTCCGACCCGTCGGCGCGGATTGTTGGAATAAGCAGGTCCAACGAATACTGGGAAGCCGTCTGGGCTTCTTCCCACCACGCCACGTCGTAACCTTCCAGAGACTTGATGTTGGCGGCGTTGAAGTTCTGCATACCCTTGAAGTCTATGCGCCCGCCCTTGGCGCTTTCGATGTGTGTTTTCAGGATACGAAACTGGTCCGCGAGTCCGTGGCGTATAATCTGGTCTTCGATGAGCTGTTTACTGGACTGTTCGAGGGACAGCTGTACCTCACGCAAACACAAACAACGGCTGCCTTCTAGGGCCTTGGCGATAGTGTAGTCCGCGCAGAAGTAGGACTTGGTGCCGCCACGTCCACCGAATAGCGCCTTATACCGCGCCGGGACCAGCGCCGGGACCATAACCTCTGCCACCGGAAAGTCCAGCGCCGGTCCACCGTTATGGCCAATCCCAACGTCCAGCATTTACGTGCCCGGTCCCTCGCGCTTGGGGGCTGTAACCACATTCCACTTGATTTCGGTGACCTCGGCTGCTTCGCCGAACTTGCCGACCTCTTGGCGCTCGGTATAGTCCTGCGGAAACCGGGCGGACATCGATTTGTTCCAGATGGTGCTACCAATTTTGGCGTTCGCCGTACCGTCCATGGCTCGACCTTCCCACCACGCCTGTGCCAACGTGTTGGAACGCTCCAGAATGGACCGAAGACGCGGATGTTGCACAGCCCAAGACTTGAGGGTCTTGGTGGAGACACCAATGCAGGCGGCTGTCTGTGCGTAGCTATAACCGGCCGCACCGCAAGACAGGATCAGGTGGTCGAGTTCGTCGGCGGTGTGCTCGTTGTACCCGGAGACGCGACCCGTCTCCGCCAGTGCAACCGGAATACTTTCGTCGGGGTTCAAGGCGCTCATATTGTCGTCTCCTTTGGGTCAACCCCGGCAGGCGACGTTTATGCCGCCCGCCGAGGGAGCTGAACACCCCGTCACGACCCAACACGCTACAGAGTCCAGCTTAGGACGGGACGTTACAAGACGCCCACCGTGAACCACAAGCGCAAAAATTAAGGGCGACCGAAGCCGCCCTTAATCGTCCGTGTAGTGGGGATTAGACCCGCCGGGTTAGTAACCCAGCTAAGTGAACGGCCTCGGCGCGGGTAAGCGCCACAGCAGACGTGTGAGGGCCAATGAGACCTAGCAACTTATCCGCTGCCGCCAACCGGGCCTCCGTCAATGCGGCTGTCTCTGCCTTGTCCTTGGCGGCCTGCTGTTCCTTGTTCCACGACTCGGCAGCCATGGATACGCCGAACCACCCGGTCATAGCGACACCTTCATCATTTCGACGCCAAGGGCTTTCACCACACCCTCAACGGCCTCGGCCTTTT